ACAGTATATAATTGGTTAAATGATGAGAGTAAAAGTGAGTTTCTTGAGAAATACACGCGCGCGCGAGAAGTCCAAGCTGATTTATTAGCCGATCAAATAATAAGCATAGCTGATAATCACGATAACGATACTATAATAAACCCTAATACTGGTGCAGCACAAATAAACGCCGAATGGGTAGCTAGATGCAGGTTACAGGTAGACGCTCGTAAGTGGAAAGCCTCTAAGTTGGCTCCCAAGAAGTATGGCGATAAAGTTCAGACAGAGCACAGCGGTTCTGTTTCTGTAACCCCCGTTACAGGTATTGAGATCAAGTGAAAATATCTTTTGACACCCATAATAATGAAAAACAAAAGCAGTGCTGTATCTATTGGGCAGACAACATTACGACAGACATAGCCTACGGAGGCTCTAAAGGGTCGGCTAAGTCGTATACAGGCGCCTCTTTAATATTTGGGGATGCGTTAATGTATCCTAATACGCATTACTTTATAGCAAGAAAGAAGCTAACAGATTTAAGGAAATACACAACCCCAACGGTTTATGAAGTTTTTGAGCATTGGGGTTTGGATAAGAGATACTATCGATTTGACGGCAAGGATAATTTCTTTGAATTGCATAACGAAAGTAAAGTATTTCTTATAGAGGCTAAGTATATGCCTAGTGATCCTAAGTATATGAGGTTTGGCTCTATGCAGATGACTAGGGGATGGATAGAAGAAGCGGGAGACTTCGAGGTTGCTGCTAAGAACAATCTAGCTGCATCAATCGGAAGATGGAAGAATGACATTTATGATTTAACAGGAAAGTTGTTACAAACCTGTAATCCGAGTAAAAACTATCTATACAAAGATTATTACAAGTCTCACGCTAATAATACATTGCCATCTTACAGGAAATTTATTCAGGCGCTTCCTACTGACAATAAAATGCTTCCTGATGGATATATTGATAATTTAAAAAGGACATTAACTAAAAATGAACGAGAAAGACTTCTTTATGGTAATTGGGAGTATGACGATGACCCTTCCGTGTTGATAGATTTTAACTCATGCAATGACTATTTCACTAATCAACATGTAAAAAAAGAAGGGCACAAGTATATTACCGCGGACATAGCTAGGAAAGGCAGGGATAGCACGGTAATACGTGTTTGGCATGGATATGTAATTATAGAGCGTAAGGAAATGAAGGTTAGTAAGGTTACTGAAAGCGCGGAAGCTATACGGGAATTGGCTAATAAGCATGAGGTGCCAATGAGCAGGACAGTAGCCGATGAAGACGGCGTGGGTGGTGGCGTTGTTGATATATTGGACTGCGAAGGTTTTGTGAATAACTCAAAGGCTGTGAATAATGAAAATTACAACAATCTAAAGAGTCAGTGTAGTTTCATGATGGCCAAGAAAATATGCAGCAAAGAGTTGTATGAAATATGTCATGATGAAGAGGTAAAAGAGAAGATAGTTGAGGAGTTAGAACAAGTTAAGCAGGCCAATATAGATCAAGACGGGAAGGTTGCTATAATATCAAAAGATAAGGTTAAGGAGAATATAGGGCGATCTCCTGATGAATGGGAGGAATAATAGGTTGGTAATATTTTATAACTTTGTGAAAAACACCCTTAAATGATATTCAACGAAGATCAGGCGTTATTAATCGTCGAGGAAAACCGAAAATTAACGCCGAGAATTAAGTTTGCGAGAGAGCAGAATAAAGAATTAATGGCTCTTGTGGAAGGCGAGGGGTTTCCCGAAGAGTTAATAAACAAAATAGAGCACTTAGAAAGCAAGGAAAAAGCCGAGGTGCGAAAGAAGTATAGCCGTTCTGTTGTTGATTTTTACGAAAGATTATTACAGCCTACAGATAATGTATTTTCTGCTACTGGTGGTTCTATTAAATTCGAACTAGAAGGAAGTGAACTGACTGAATTTACTTCTCGCTTATCCCAAGCCTCTGACAATAAAAGTATAACTAAGTTTGTAGAGAATAAATGGATGCCTCTTTATCACACAGACCCAAACGGGCTTATATTTATTGAATATACTACCGAGCCTGAAAGATCAGCTTATCCTACCTACAAGTCAATTCATTCAGTAAGAAATTACGAAACGGACGGACAGCAATTAGAATGGCTTTTGTTTGAGCCTGAAATACTTGAGAGCGGAGTAAAACTATGGAGATTAGTAGACGATGAAAAAGACTGGATTATACGTGAGGATGGAGGGGCTTATTCTGTGGTTGAAGACAAAACGTTTGAGCATCCATTCGGGCAGGTTCCTAGTATTGTCATATCCGATCTAGAGCACATAATTAAACCCGTTAGGATACCACCTATTCAGAAGATCGTTGAACTATCGAAGGAGTACGCTAGAGACCAGTCAATTAAGACTTTATTTAAAAAGCTACACGGCTTCCCTATATTTTGGCGTTATGTTTCGCAGTGCAGGCAGTGCACAGGAACAGGAAAGACTGGTGAAGGTAAATGCAAAGAATGTGACGGGAAAGGGTTTTATCAAAAGAAAGATGTTACGGACGCTGTAACTATTCCAACACCTAAAAAAGACGATGTTAAATTAGCGCCCGATTTAGCAGGCTACATCTCTCCTGATCTTGCGACGTGGAGCACGATGAACGATGAACTCAAGATACTTGAGAGATTAGCAGAGTTAACTCATTGGGGAACGCAAACAGAGGAGGGTTCTAATGATACTGCTACAGGTAAATTTATCGATCAACAGCCTAGAATCAATAAATTGACCAAGTATTCGGAGGCAGCGGAATATGTTACTTGGAAGATCGTTGAATATTTAGCTAATTTTTGGCTACCTGCAAAACCTAAAGACGAGCCAGTTAGCCATGTATCACTAGGCAAGAGGTTTATAATTGAAAGTCCTGACGCATTGTTGAAGAAATACGAAGAAAGCAAGACAAGCGGAGCGCCCTTTGTTGTGCTTGATAGAATGCTAAACGAATTTATAACAGCCAAGTATAAGGGTGATCCTTCTTGGCTTAGAAAGGAGCTGTTAAAAGCAGAGCTAGAACCTTACTTACACATGTCAATTATTGATGTGAACAGTATATTCGGCTCAAAAGAAGCAAGAAAGAAAGCCTTTTTTGTGGATTGGTGGGAATCATTGGACAGCCTAGACCTTGATAAGGAAAAGAAAAAGCTAGAAGAAGAGTTTACCGCCGAATTTGATAAATTAAATTTACAAATAGATGACACTAGTAGTAGCGAATAAATACAAGCTGACCATTCACAATGGCAAGTTTGACAAAGGAAGCAAAAAACTAGATCGTAAAGATTGCCTTATTGAAGAAAGGCACGCCATAGAATCCACTAGAGAATGGGAGTCTACAGGTGTAGTATACGAGATAGACGACAAGAAAACAGAGGAAGCAAGAGCCGCTTTATTGGCTAAGAAATCCGAACACGATAAGGACGATTTAGCTAGAGCAGCAGCGGGGAGCGCCCTTGCTAATATGGCTATAGGGGTTAAGGCAGACGCCCCAAGTTCAAGAAAGGTAAATGTAGACGACCTAGAAGAGTACTGCAAGGAAATGTCTGACAATGAGCTAGAAATCTTCTTTAAAGGAGAAAAACGAAAAGGAGCATTAAAAATTTATAACGATTTAATAGAATAAATTATGGCAATTAATAACGATAGCATAGAAGCAATCGAAGTAGTTCTCGGTATAGAGAAAGGTACGCTTGGTGAAGCAATAACTAAAGAAGAAGAAGTGACCTTGGAAATACCTCAATTACAACGATTCACAGAAGACGAACTAAAGTCTAGAGATGAGGCAAAGTTGAGTGAAGGCAATAAGCTCGGTCACGAAATGGTTTTAAAATCAATGAAAGAAAAGCTAGGGCTTGAATTCGAAGGAAGAAAAGACCCTGACAAGTTCATAGAAGCCTTTAAAGAATCAGTGCTTAGTGAGGCTAAGATTGAACCTGACAAGAAAATACAGGAGCTCAAAAAAGATAACGACGCCTTGATAAAGAATAACGAAACCCTACAGGGCGAATTCGATCAATTCAAGCAGGGCGTACAGGTTAAGGAAAGGCAAAGAGACATTTCTAGCGATTTCTCTAAATCCATCAAGGCAGAAACTATTATTAGTCACTCGGCTATAATGTCGGAGGCCAAAGCACAAGGGTACGACTTTGATATTGAAGAGGGCAAAACGATTGTCAAGCAAAACGGAGATGTAATGAAGGACACGAAAACAATGCAGCCTATTTCGGTAGACTCATTTACTTCTGACTTTGTTAAGCCTTATTTAAAAGGCGCGGAAGGCGGAAGAGGAGAAGGCAACGGTACCCCTCCGATGACTGGCACGCTAGACGCTTTCAATAAGCAATGGGAAGCTGATGGTAAAAACGTTGGTTCGGAAGATTACAACAAAGCAACCACAAAAGCAGTTTCCGAGGGCTCATTGACCCTGTAATTAAGTACGCAGTAAAGCCTCTTCATTAATTTGGAGGGGCTTTTTTATGCTCTTTCATTAAATTAGTGCCCAAATATATCGGCAAAACAATTATTTTGTTTATCTTTGTTGTTAACGTGTTGAATAAAAACGTAACGATATGAGAGAAGAAATATTAAAAGTGGTAATGAACCACATAGAGAAAGCAGAAACAGCATTTAAAATAACGGACGAGTTATGTATTTTATTTGGTGTTAGCGAGAGTAATCCACTTATGGACGACATGAAAAACTTGACCCTGAATCATTAACGGCAATGGAAGAAGGATGGGAGATAAAATAAAGGGCAATCAAGCCTAACTCGAAACTAAGTCAAAGATTATGAATAAAATAGAAAACGAACTACTTGAGTTGCTTTGCGAAATAGGCAATCCAGATTTAGCAATAAAAATAAAGCAAAAGATTACCGAGTATAGGGATAGTGAGGCAAAATCTGCTTTAAGTGATGTTATAAGTAGTTTAAAAAAGGAGAATAAAGAACTAAAAGAGCAGATTAATATAATGGGTAGTTATGGCGATGACTAGAAATTAAATTACTTATAACATTAAAGCTAATATTATGACACCGAAAGAGAAAGCAAAAGAGGTATTGTTTTTAATATCTCAATTGTACAATGATGAAGCAATTGGGCATCAAGAACTAAACAAGGCTTCGGATGCTATGTATGAATATATAAAAGAAATAGAATCATGACAGGAGTATTAGGATTTTTATTTTTAGTGGCTCTGTGCCTATTCGCAAGCGCAGTATCAATGATGGATTAACAAGTGATTACATGAATAACTACAGTAAAAGATTCCAAGCCCTTTTGAATTATTTCAACATAACAAGAAAGGACGTAGCAAAGATTACAGGGCTTGAGTATAGATCAGTAAGAGCCAAAACAGCGTCAGATTTTAGTCGATGGGCTAAATTTGCTGTTTGGGTGTTTGAGGAGATGAGAGAAAAAGACAAAGAAAGGATCAAGCAAGAAGAGATATTGAAAGGCTCGGAATGCTTTCCTAAGACTACAGGGGTAATACTTATGAAAAAGAAAAACGATGAGTGAGAATAAAACAAAGAAAGAGTTGATAAATGAATATAGTCATGAACTCAATAAAGAGAAAGACAGACACAAAAAGCTAGCTAAGGGCAAAAGTTCGAAAGACTGCTCCGTAGATAAAAGGATAAGCGTTTATTTAGCGGGAATTCCCAAAAAAGAAACCCCAAAGGAGAGATTGGACAGGATTAACGCATTTAGGAGCGGGTGGTAAAACAATAAAAAAGAACGCAACAGTAATGTGATTGCTTCCCCTTAAGAACAGCACACATTCATTTTAAACCCTTTCTTCGGAGAGGGTTTTTTATTGCCTAAAATCCCTTAAATAAATAATTATTAAATTTGCTTATTGCCAATGGTTATTGGCTTGTTCTAGTCGGTAAAGACAAAAAAGAAATTTAGTTAATAATCAAAAATTTAATAAAATGGCAAATTACGTTCCAAGTAATTGGATAAAAGCACAGGTAAAGCTTAACGAATTAATGGCTTCACCTGAAAAGAGATTTAGAGACCCTGCGGTTTTTAGATCAATAGTTCAATCAAATAGAATGTTTGAATTAAAGGTTGATAGAACAAGAGAAGATCGACCAACAGAAGCATATTACAAGTTAAGATCAACTAGATCGCTAGGAACTGGACGTTCTCACGATCATACGGGCACGATCGGAGATTCAGGCGTACTAACTCCTTCATGGGTTACTAGACACGATGTATTTACCGACAGTCTTAAGTTAGCTGATAACAACATCTTTAATGCAGAGGAGTTGTTTATGAATGAGATCGAAAACGTTGTAGCTAACTTTGCGGAAGGGATCGAAGTAGTTTCGACAGATTTTATCTTTAACGAAAGATCGCAAGTTAATACGGATGCTTCGGGTGAAGGTGCTTTTGATGGTGTTGGATATAAATACGACATTACAGAGGCAGCTAATGGAAACAGATCAATTCAGATTACTAAATCTGTGATGGTTTCTAATAAGTACACTAGAGGTCAGTTTGTAGTATACTGTGACACTGTTTCTTTTAACAAGTTCCAGTATCAAGCTAACCAAGGTAGTTCAAATAGTGAAAACTTGTCTTTCCAATTTTCAGGGATGACATTTATTCACTCTGTTGAGATGGACGCTAAAGCAGCAGCCTTATCTGTTACCAAAGGTTTCTGGATTGCAGCGCCTTTCGGGACTTATGGTGTAGCCGACTGGATTCCAGTTCAAAACAGACAAGGAATCACTACTAGCGTTAATAAGTACGGCACATTAATCAATCCAGTAGACGGATTAACTTATGCTACTCACTCTTACGAGGCTCGATTCGACGGAACAGCTACAAATGGATATACTCAAGATGTTCAAACACAACATGAGATTTCCATTGATCTAACGTTCGACAAAGCGCCTTTATCGGTTGCTAACGAATCTACTTTTCAAGCGTTTGCTTTAGTTTAGTAGACAGGATTAAATGTTAAATCCTACAATCATATCAGATAAATTGTACGGGTTGGTGGGTATCCGCCAACCCTACAATCCTGATTACCAAAAAATAAATACAGACAATCAAGGCTCAAGATCGGGATACTTTGTAACCGATAATCCACTAGTAAAAGCCGAAACGATAATTGATTCCCAAGATTATCAAGCCATAAGCGAAACAGATTTAAACGCATGGCTAAAAATAAAGCAGCAGGAAAGCATAGTCAGTGTTGGAAATGCTGTATTTAATAGAGTTGACCACCTAGATAGACAGGTGTTATATAAAAACGCCACAAACAAAATAGACACAGAAACTTTACCTGACGGATTTGTTGGATATCGTATTCAAGTGTCAAGTAAAAAAAATATTGCTTTTCAGATTAAAAGAGTTCTTTTGGATTTTGAAGGCACTGGTGACATAGAGTTATTGCTATTTAATACTTCCCAAAAGGCACCGATACAATCACAGGTAATAACTATTTCAACCGACCATGAAGAGTATGTTTTAGATTGGGCAGTTGATAATTCAGGAGGTTTGTATAAAGGAGATTATTATTTAGGGTATCTTACTAATTACGTAGATATAAACGACCTAGTTCCTTACAAGCGAGAATACAATAACGCAGACATCGAGAGTTTGATAACTGACTTGTGTATTACAAGGATTAAGGTAGCAGGGCATAGCACGAATACGCTTTTCGACCTTGACGATGAGGATGGATTGAGCGAGACAACAGGGCTGAATCCTGACATAACAGTATATGAAGATTTCACTGATTTAATGATTCAAAACGAATCTATGTTTGCAAGAGCTATTCAATTAGACATGCAGGTAAGTTTTCTTTCAGAAATATTTGCTTCTATTAGAGTGAATAGAAACGAAAGGATTTCGGCAGCTATGTTAGATAAGATGCGCTTGGAGGTTGAGGGATTCAATGATGGAAGAGTTCATAAGGTTGGGATTAAGGCGCAACTTAAAAGGTCTATTGAAACGGTTCGGGATGAAATAGACAAGTTGAGGGAGGGGTATTTTGGCGAAGAAATATTTGTTGAAACTCTTGGTTAATGGCATTAAAAAGGAAAGACAACCCGACAGGAGTAGATAAACTTGTTGACAGGTGGCAAACAATCCTTTATAACGGACTTATTGATGACAGAGGTTGGTCGGATTACGAGAGTTACCCAAGAGCCTATAAGCTTATCGACCCTAGGGGTAATAACAATATAACGCCCAAAGACTTCGCCTCGGAAAACGATTATAAAGGCGTTCTAATGAATGATGGGTTTGCTGTAACATCGTTCTTTTTAGTTTCCAATATAGGCGATGAGGACGAGGGATTATCAACAGCAACAATAAGCGCTATATTTCAGGCTGATCTTAAAAAACTATACCCCAATTCCCCTAGAAGGTTTGATGAAGAACTTATAAACGATATAAAGGCTGTTAGCAGGAATTTAGATGCTAGGTTTACGGTAGGCGAAACAGCGAGAGGTATAGATGATGTTTATAGCGGATTTGACACGGAGGAAATAAAGAAAAATGGCGATGACCATCAGCCATACAATGTGGTTAGGTTTGACATGGATGTTAAGTTTTCGTACACTTGTACTGATGAGTACGCTACTAGTCTATGTACAGTTAAGGTAGATAGAGTAGAGACGACTCCTGAATCAATGGAGGGCGCTGATGACGGAACCGCAACCGCTGTTATTACAGGTGATCAAGGGAATTTATCCTACGCTTGGTCTAATGGTCAAACTTCAAATCCTATCACGGGATTAACTGCTGGGACTTATAGTGTTGTAGTAACTGACGACAACACGCTAAATTGCACAGCTCAAGGAAGTGGGGTAGTCGAAGGCGGAGACCCTCCGCCTGTATGTAATTTAATTATTGACAGTGTTGTATCAACAGGCACGACAACAGAACTAGAAGAAGGGACGGCTACGGTTAACTTTAGCGGAAACATAGGGGCTGTAAGCATAAAATGGCAAGGAGGACAAACTACCAATCCTGCTACAAACTTACCTATCGGAACTATCGGTGTGTCAGTTGTTGATCTTGGCGTAGGCGGAACATGTGCGGAAGCAAGTTCAGTATTTGTCCCTAACTCAAATTTGAAATGGCTATTCTTTAATAGGGTTAATCAGTGGGTTGATTTTACACAAAGAGTAATAGGCGCAGGTATTGACTATACAATAGCGGCAGAAGTGCATAGAACAGAGGTAGCGTCTTCGCCTTACTTGTGTAGTGGTGGTTCTAGTAGGTCAGTGAGGTTTTTATCTACCACGCAGCTAGTAATAAATCATAGCGGATCAGTTAATACATTCACTATCCCTGCAATGAGTGTAGATACTACTCACTATGTGCTTATCAGGAGAATTTCAAATGTTGTAACGGTTAAGATAGATAACGTGGATGCTACTGCTACATGGACAGATTCAGGACAAATGAGGGTAGGAAGGATAGGCGCCTTTAGTAATGGTGGTTTTGTAATGGGTGGTTATATGGACAATGTTTACATTAATGACGGAATGGGCGCAACAGATGCTCAAGCTACAAATATGTATGACGATCCATCAACAGCAACTACAGAAGTGGGTGGAGCAGCCAATGCTATAATGTATAAAATGAACGAGGCGGACGATAGCGCAACGTGTACGGATTCGGCAGGTTCAGGAACTACAGGTACACTTTCGGGCTATGTAGATGGTTCAATACGATTTGTAACAAGAACGACGGAATGAGCGAGTACGGAATCATAACAGGCGCACTAGATGTTGACATGGACGAAAGCGTTGAGCTTATAATTGAACTGCCTAGACTCAATTCTAGCAATGAAGTTGAATACGTTGCAATTATTCAAACATCTAGAGACATGACAGGTGAAAATGTAAAGATGTACGGCAGTTTGAAAGAGCTTTGGGACTATATGGATGAGAACGGACAACCACCAGACGAGGCGTAAAAAAGGCAAAATATTAAATGAGTAACTTTGAACATAATTATTAATTCTAAATTTAAATACACATGGCAACAACTATAAGCCCGTGTTCGTGCGAGGGTAGCCCTCAAAATTTCGGACAACCGGGATGCTTAACAAAACTCGGCGCACCATACGCGGTTGTGATTGCGCAGCGAAAAAAATCAGGCGGTACAGACAATTTTATGGATTTATCCGTTGATTGGGATCAAGCCTACATTGAAGGTTTTTACTGCGCAGAAGATGACGCAAACAGATATATCATAATTCCTAATATTAAAGCGTATACACCTGCTCAAGCTGAACCAGTAACAGATGAAGCGGCAAATGGAGATATTGACAACGTGAGAGATGGCGTTGCTTCTATGATGTTCGAATTTAGAGACAATGACATATACAAGTCGGTAGCTAAATGGAAAGGTGTTGATTGTCTTGATTTGATGGCTTTTTTAATTGACACAGATGGCAACTTGCTTGGCAAGTGCGAAACTGGCGATTTATTCGGAGGCCTTTTGATTGCTAAGAATTCATTCGTAATTCTTCCTGCTCCAAACGACTTTACAGCTACCAATAAATACACTGTACAATTCAATTTGGAATTAGGTTCAGGATGGGATAAAGTGGACTACGTGGCTGCATCTGATTTAACAGATTATTCTTTCTTAGACATTGAGCCTTTGAGAGATGTCAATATTAAGATAACAGCTATTACGCAAACCTCTATGAAATTCGTAACTACTTTAGATTATGGTTCTGCTAAAAACAGAAGCACTAAGGGATTAGACGTATTTACGGACTCTGATTTGCAACTATACAATATCGACGATGACGGGGCTGTGGCTTTTGCTACTTTAACTATTGACCCTGCCGTAAGTGGCGGTTATGATGCTACATTCGCATCTCAAGACGTTGGTGAGGTTGTTTACGTAGACCCTATCTTAAATGTAAAGAAACCTTTATCATTAAACAGATTCCCGTCTGAAACTACAATCATACCTGCATAATGAGTGATAAAAAAACACATGTTGTTATTCAAGATATTGAATTCAGCATAGCAGGATTGAAGGGTTTTAAAAAGACCGACTTTATTAAGACTTACGAAGCAAAGAGTAAGGCTGCTAAAGGAAGGGGCAAATGGGGACGTTTCGACGCTTCCAAAGCTTGGGAAGAGATTCACAAAAGCAAGTAATGGGCTTAGGTCGAGTAAAAAAACGTCTCGACAAGTTCAAAAAGGCTGCTAATATGGATGTCATCTTTCAGGAGATAGTGTCTGAAAAAGAACTACAGCAGTTTGCAATTGAATTAAACACAGAAGGTCAACCCACTTCCCAATTATTTGAGAAAGGGGTTGATTCTTTTAGTGTCTCTTTAGGAGATTACGCAGGAACAACCATTGAAGGAACCTCTAGTTTTCAAGGCAAGAAGGATAAAGGACAAAGGTTCGACCATATAACCCTAAAAGACACAGGCAAATTCTACAGCACCTTCGTAATTGTTACAGGAGGAAACGCCTTTTTAATGAAAATAACAGCCAATCCGAACAGAGATGACACTAACCTTTTTGATGACTTTGGAAAAGGAATAGTTGGATGGACTGACGAAAACTTACAATTAATTATTGATGCGATACGCGAAAAGATTGTACCACTTATTAAAAAGAAAATGGCAGCGTAAAAAGTCGCTCCCGTATAGCATTAAACCTGATGTTGAGCTGTACGATTCGCTTAGGACGTTAATAATAAATAATTGGCAGGAAATAAGAGAGACAGGAAACATTCTTTTACTGCTAAAATCCAAAATACAAGACCCGCCAAACAAACTTATTAGGTACTGCCTAGACACTTGGGATAGTATTAGAAATGAGGAAATAACAAAATTCGATACTTTAAATAAGGAGTATTTCAGGGCATTGGCAAAGGTGGCGCTGATCAAAATAGACTACGCTAAAAGTCAAACTAACATGGATAAGCTGCGACTAGAATTAGCACAAGGCGAACTTTCTTCATTGACCCAAAACGAGGAACCAGCCAGTATTTCAGAAACTAAATTTATCCTTCAAAAGGCCGACATAGATATAAATCTAAGGAAAGACAGCGTAGAAGACTTTTACACTGCTATCAACTACTTTAAAAAGACGGTAAGCAATGGCAAATGATGTAATAAAGAAGTCGGACGTATCAGTAAAAGACCCTGCGGGTGATTATATCAAAAGCCTTGAAGAGGCAAGCAAAGCCACCGAACAGCTAGAAAAAGACATAGTTTCTTTAATGGATGCCCAAAAGAAACTAATTAAGCAATACAAGAGCCCTACTAATATAAAGGAGGTTAAGCAGCTAAATAAAGCAATAACAACCACTGACAAGAATGTTAAAACCCTGAACGACACTAGAAAAGTGTCTATTCAGTTGGCTAAGGAAAGAGACAAAGCAGAACTGAAACTAAAAAAACTCAATTCTGATAAGATACAGCAAACCGTCCAGTTAAACAGGTTAGCTAAAGAGCAAAACGCGATCAATAAGGATGCTGAAATTCTTAACAATAAGAATGCAGGAACTTTGGAGAGAATTGCGGCTTCGAATCGTAAATTAAGGCGTGAGCGAGAAAAATTAAATCTAGACACAGAGAAAGGGCGTAAAAGACTAATTGCAATAAACAAGGAACTAGACAAGAACAATAAGGTTATTGAAAAAAATAGCGACAAACTAAAGAAGCAAAAAATAAATGTCGGTAACTATTCGAATTCAATAAAGGAAGCAGCTGAGGCAAGCGGCTTATTTGGGGGTGTACTAGGAAAGCTAAACGCAGTTCAGGCCACATTAGCGGCGCTTACAAAAAAGAATGTAATAGCAGAAGAGGCCGACGTGGTTGCGAAAGAACAACAGGTAACAGCAACTACCCAATTAACATTAGCTCAAAGAACACTTAATAGAGCGCAGACAGGCGGTGTAAAAGCGTTAAAAGCGTTAAAAGTAGCTCTTGCTGCATCTGGTATCGGGGTAGTTCTTGTTGCATTAGGCAGCTTCGCAGCATTCCTTACAAGGATTCAAAGTGGAATTGATAAGGTAGACCAAGGAACAGCAGGCTTAACTGCGACGTTAGACGTTCTTATTGATAGGTTTTCGGCAGCAGCAGAAGGGTTTACTAATATATTCAAAGGGCTGTTTTCTTTCGCTACAGCAACTATTCGAGTGCTTAAGGCGGCAGGACAGGCTTTGAAAGGTGATTTTTCCGACGCAGGGGACACTATCAGTTCATTACTTGAAGACCTTAAAGAGGCACCTAGCCAGATAGCGGACGGAGTAAGAGGCGTCGCAGATGCGTTTAAAGACATAACCACAGAGTTAGAAAAAGAAACAAAGTTAGCTATCGAGCTAAGGAAACTAACCCAAACCCTGACAAGAGAACAGAAGCTGTTCGAAGCACAACAGGCCGCGTCCATTACTGCGATAAAAGAATTAAATCTGATTAGTAGGGATAAATTAAGAACCGACCAAGAGCGAATTAAGGCATTAAAAGAAGCTAACGAGATAGAGGTTGAGCTAGCAGAAAGACAAGTTGAATTGCAGGAACAAGCATTGGCGGGAGCACTGGATTCAATTAGTGCAGACAGGGAGCGATTGGAACTAGGCGCAGAGCAATTGGAATTTGTGGAAAAGATAAAGAACGGACAAATAGAAGTAGCCGAGGCGGTACAGCAAGCCGCAGACTTTACATTGTCCAGCGCAGCAGGCGCAGAGGCTTTAAGCGATATTGTAGATAAGATAGTAGAGCAAGAGCAAGCACGCCAATCTTTACTAGACAAGCAAGCTACTACTATTAAAAAACTTTCTGCATTACAGGTTCAAGTAGCAACCAAAAACGCTATGGCACTGGTAAGGGAGGCTACGGCCTTGCGTCAAATCGCCAAAGATCAAGAGGAAACAATTGAAAGAAGGATTGAATTATTAACCGATGCGGCAGATAGAGAGATAGAATCGTTTAGGATTCAGAGAGATGCTAATATTAAGAATGAACAAGAACTAGCCGCTGCAAAGCTACAGATAAACGCTAAGTTGATTGCTGATATAAAAAAACTGCGAGGTGAAGATCAAGAAGAAGAGATTTTAAACGAGTTCGACGTTGTTGAGAAGATAAGGCGAATACGAAACGCCAGAAATAAGGACTTTGAATCAAGAAGGGCGGAATTAGAAAGAATTGCGCAATTCGAAAAGGATACTATTGCGGAAACAGCTAATGAAGAATTATTAATACAAGAAAAGCTTAATGATGATTTAGCTGCTCTAGCTCAAGAAGAGATAGATGCTAACAAGGAAAAGAACGCAGAACTACTAGCGTCCGACAAGGAGTTACAGTCAGAGCGTGAGCAAATCCAAGACGCCAGAATTAAATCTTCTAAAAATGTATTAGACACTCTCGCAGGATTCGCAGATGAAGAAAGCAGTGCAGCGGAGATAGTTAAAAACGCTCAAAAAGCTTTGGCAATAAGCGAGATAGTAATAAATGCAGAAAGGGCGGTGTCTGCAATTAGGGCAGAGGAAACCGAGAATCCGACATTAAGAAGGGCAAAGATAGTCGAAATAAGAACAGGGGAGATTGCTAGTATCGCAAGTGTTTTAAGTGCGTATGATGGTGTAGATGATACAGGTAGAGGCGGAAACTTAGATAATAAAGGCGGTTTTTGGATGAAAGCACATCCACACGAACAAATGCTTAGCCATGATAACAGAAAGGAGGTAGCCGACCCTAAGACAGGAAAACTGAGAACGAGACGTGAATTGATGGATCAGGTTCATTTAGCAGACAACTTAATGATGTCACCACACGCCTTTAAAAGCTTAGAGATGGGTAATACTGTTAAACCTCAAGATATAAACCTTAATGCTATCATAAAGAATAACAACGAAAACGCAGACAGGCAGATAAAAGCGATTAAGGATAGCAAGGCTAGTTTCTTTATTGGAAAAGACAAGAAAGGCAACCCTTATACCTTGGCAACGCTCGGAAAGCACACCAAGAAAACCGTACATAAACGATCTAGGCTATGAGGGAGATAATAAATAGGCTAGAAGAACAAGAGGTAAACCCTGCTATTAATGCAAATGAATTTGAGCTAGAAATTAAGCCCGACCCAGATAATGTAGGTGCACAACCTTTACTGACAGTTAATTCATTAGATTTTGCTTACGATGAAGCCACGAAAATAAACGACCTAATTGCTAAAAACGGTATTTATCAAGGTATCAAGTATTCTATATCCAGAAAGGAAGAAGGTTCAGAACTAACCATATTAGACGGTGTATTACTTCCTAATGGAGCCGAAACAGTTTATTCAAAGGAGCTTATTGAGAATATGAGGGTAGAGCGAAGAGGTAAGGATGATTCTCTTTCTCGTAGAGCTAAAACAGTGATTTATTCCGAATTATTAAAAGAGGGATTTTTTACCACTGCCGATTATATTCAAGTACCATACACGCTTAGTTCTAGACCTGACTACAAAGCCGCTGCGATTATCTCTGTTACGGCCTTTATTGTTTTGGATAAATTAGTTGTAATGGCTAAGGAAATGGCTAAGGTTATAGCTGATATTGGCGGTGTATTAAGTGCTATGGCTGGAGTGCTTAAGATAATTGTGCTCGTTTTTTGGGTAATAATCACCTTAGCTACACTGATTATTTTTATGCTGTCGGTTTTAGATCAACTTATTCAACCTGTAAAGTACCATGCAGGCATGTTGTGGAAACAGTTAATTGAGATAGGATGTGCAAAGCTAGGATACACCTTTAAGAGTACTATTTTTGATGACGAATTCATAGCTAGCGCCGTAATAATTCCCGCTAAATTCGAGACACCAGAAAGCGAAAACAATCAAGTGTCTGCGCGAGGTTTTAATTTTAATCTGCCCTCATTTGGTTTTACCGTACCAGAAGAAACAAGGGCAAATGGATACTATACAGGTTCATTCTTTGATCTATTACAAGACACCAAAGACACTTTTAGAGCATTTATTACAATCACTTCGAATAATGAATTAGTAATCGAAAGAGTTGGAACCCCTATGTCAGACCCTTCTTTTAGAATGAATCCATTAATAAGGATGCGAGAGCATAGAACTAATGGAGATGAGATTATAGGGTTTTATGGGTTAAGGATGTTGCAAGATTCAGCAGACACAAACACGTATCAGAATTACAATGGAACAACTACAATAGTTACAACTAAAAGACTTGTAGATGGAGTGGAAAACTTAATAGATGGCAAGCAAGAAGTAATTATTCCATTTACCAAAGCGTCCACAAAAAAAGGATTCACGCCACCTGAAATACTTGCAGATAGATTGGTGAAAGCATATATTGAACCTATAAATGATGTTCGCATCCTTATTATTCAGGCTAACGATCTAAAAAACGCCTCTATCCCAAAGATCAGAAAAGTTCTAAAGGTGTTAAAGGCGTTGGGTGTGGATATACCTTTCAATCCATTACCTGCTCCACCAATCCCTCCTATAGAGGAAACTATTATAGAAGAAAGGGAGGGAATGATGACAATAGAGAACGACTTTTTTACGGTTACCAAAGTGGCTTCATTTGACATAAAATCAATACCCAGATTGACCAACATAAGAAGCGATAATGATGAAAAATGGCACACGGAGTATATTTACAGAACTTACCACGCAGGCCAAAGCCACGTACCTAGCGACCAGTTCCCTTTCGGAAATCAACGCAGAATATTTGAAGGGTTAAACACTAGAGTGTGTAAAGAGGACTTAGTTAAGGTAATTAATAATAGTATTATCTTTGACCCTAACGGTGAAAGGTCAGAATTGATATCATTTAAGCACAACATACACACGTCGAATTCAGAAATTGAATGGGCTGTGCCTTATTTAAATGACCCTAATTTGATAGAAACAATAGAAACCTTATGAGTCAACAGAACGAACTAACAGATTTATTAAACGCAGCCAACAAAGTAATTGACGGTGTTGAGAAAAGATTCAAAAATATAGACGAACAATACGATATTGAGAAAGCGAATGAAATCAAGGACACATTGGAGGAGATCAAGAAGAGGTCGGCAGAGGCAAACGGTTTAGTAAATGAAATGGCTCAAGCAGCAAACAAGAAGAGATAAATGGGTTTTATCCGTGAATATTTACTTATTTGGAATCCTGAACTAGGGGAAGAAGAGGCCGACGCAACACCCTATCTGTACGACAATATGGGTGATACGCCTCAAGTCAGGGCAGCGGTTAGGCTTGAAGAAATTCTGCACGTCACCACTGATGATATAGAAGACTCTAAGGACGCAATAGTAATCAATCCTAGTACTGTTACTTCTGGTGAATCCGAAGACGACAGGCTTTTATGGACGAACAATCCAGAAGGATTTGCGGGTGTAAAAGAGGGTGACGATTACACCGTACAATTAAATGATCTATCTCACAGGACAAAAGCAGTACTCGAAAAGAAAAGCAATCAATTACTATTAATGGATAGCTCCTATGCAGGGGCGCCGCTTGATCTTATTTTAGACATAGGTAGAAAGGGTTTTGTTTCTACAGTTATAGAAGATATGGAGTTTTTCCATAACCTAATTGAGAATGACGCTGCCGTAAATTATAATGATTTAACCACAGGAATAACGCGCAGGGCTGTTGCGAATGGGTTAAGCAATAACGATTTGACCGATACCCAGATGAAGCAGTTAGGCTCCAAGGCTTATCAGTATGGGAGTTTAGATGTAGCAGGGAACGGGATTGGTGATGGCTCAAACCCTCCTGTTGTTGGTGTGCCAGATGTTAGTCAAGCATTTATATTTAAGCAAAAACTTTTAATAGCCCCGCTTTTTACCGTAGATCAAGCGACCGACGACACAAACGGAATAGCTCCGCCTTATTTAAAAGACAGCAGTAGTTTAAAGTATGTTTTCAGGGTAGAGGCTAGTAGGGATTTGAGTAATCCTAACGATGTCAAAACAGTTATTGAGTTTGAAACACTAGGGAATGTAGGTTGGGAAAACGAAACACCAAATACAGGTACAACAGACTACTTTATATCAAATGTAGTATTTAAAAGGTCAGGCGGTGGAGTAATTGATGCGCTAGAACTAACCACTAACGAGCAAACAATTGAATTTGATGTTGAAAATACTGTATCTTCTCCTTTTTCTAATGGCGGAGGTACAGAGACTAGAATTATTGCCAATATAGAAACATTACCAACAGCCCAAGAACAATACAGATTACCAGAATTCCCTACTGCACCAGACACATCAAACCACCCTTTAAAAGAAAACTTTCTATTTGATAAATCGGTTACTTCGCTAGATTTAGGAGCGGTAGCGGGTGAGAATTTCGGCGGGGTAGATCAAGTTATAAAAGAGGTTGAAAGTACTTATGTTTCAGGAAGTAAGGCACATGTAGTAATAACTGTTCAAATGGCTAGCGCGGCAGTTGACAAGATTGCCCCTTTAATGCCTATTAAGTTTAAAGCGTGGATTTCTACAGCAAATAGAGCTTTAGCAAGATCGAAAAGTGACAAGGTTAATCTGCCTATCGCCAAACTAAACTACTTTTCAGAGACCACCGACCCCACAATGATAACCATGACGAATGGGTTTTACGATCATCCGATGGTCGAAGGTGACACGGTCAAGGAGTCTTTAATACTTAGACCTCAAGATGATTTTGTATCTCAAACCATATTTACATTAGACAGAAACGATATACCTAACTTTGATAGGATAGATTCAGAGATAAACTTTTTAAGCGCTACAATGCAGTTAATAGCTCGCAAGGATAGCTCTACTTCATTTGTATTAGACGAGTTCACCACGTCGTTTAATAACCTTGAAATAGTCAATAATCCAACTTACGGGACTATACCAGAGATTGACGTAACACAGGATAGGGGATTTAGGGCGCCTGTAGACGATTTAAGAAGAAATGTAAGAATAAAAAGAAGGTACGATTTAGACGCCTTAACTCCTGCGGGCATCTTTAATTACGAAATGACCTTTCCGTCAATTATGAGATGGGAAGCGTGGGAACCTTTACCGCTTGCTAATAACGATTTCTTAGACCCAACAGCGCCAGACGGAGAACACAAAGGAAAGAATCACAATTGGGTGCATTACTTTCAGTCTACAGGATACACAATGTACTTTAAGTCTGAGCTTATCGCTACTAAAGATGGCGCGGCCTTACCTCCTTATGTTTTAGAATCTCAATTAGTTGTTGAAGATTTCGCCGAGGGTAGCGAGTGGGACACCGAAACGATTAATAATTTCAGAACAGGTAACAGTGATTTAATCCCTAATAACGGCTTTATGTCTACTGAAAACACTTTAATTCATGGTGAGAATACTTATATTGGGTTAGATGCAAATCCTTTATTATCCGAGCTAGTAATGGTAATCTATACCAATCGAGAAGGAATAGATAACTGGAAGAATTTAAGCGCTATTTCTAGTAAATATCCTGTTGACGGAGTGAGCAGTACTTTGCAAGGGCTAGGCAATGATTTAACAGCAACGAAATCGAATCCATCTGGTAACATATTTAGGGTAGCGGCGGAATCCAATTTAAAAGGCGAAATTCCAGACAGACCCGCTTTTAGGATTTATGATAATAGAGCAGATTCGGGTATTCCTGACGGACTAGCAACAGAAGACGGTATATTATTAGAGACAGAGAACGGAATACCTCTGTACGCAGAATGACAATAAAAATTAATTTAACTTTGCATTATGAGCATTAAATTTTCGGAAGTAGTAGACAATCTAACAACAAAGCCCTTACAGGATAAGGATATCTGGTTATTCTCCAATACTACCGATGGTGGGACATCGTTTGATGTTAGTAAATGGGGTTATGTAGATGAGGTTAAAGCATTTTTCGGTGTTTTGGGCGCTATACCTCAAGATGTTGTTGTAACAGGAACAGGAACAGGGGCGGGTGCCAGCAATTTAAAAGGCGGAGACTTGTTTAGTGACGGAGACTTGTACTTGGCGCATGAAAATTACTTTAACGGAAATAGTTATGCATTATTTCAGTCAGGGGTGGACGGGGAGATACAACTCAATACGCCTCTAGGAACATCTATATTCTTTACTGTAAATAACAATCAAATCATGATAGCAAGCTCGGAAGGGCTACGCATAGAAGATAACAAGAACTTAGTAGTAGGCACGACACATTCAGACCCTGCGGCGGGTGCTAAAGCCCACGTAAAAGGGGATGGAGATACTAGTGCAACAAAATCATTTACAGTTTCTAGTAATTCAGGTGGAACCTCTTATTCTTTTCAGGTCAGAGACGATCAAAGAGTGTTCTTGTTGAACGGAACAGGGGTAAACGAATTCTCTACAGACGGGTCTTTCGCTTCGGACTCGGAAGATAAAGTGCCAGTAGAAAAAGCAGTAAAGGCTTACGTGGACACGAATATAGGAGCAGTTTCAGCGGGGCTATTCCCTAAGATGCCAGCAAGGGTTGCTACAACAACCTATCTGGATAATGTTGGCGTAGGTGTGTGGACTAGATCGGGCAGCGGGGCAGGAAAAACCCTTACGGCAGGATCAGTAGGAGTACTCGCTATCGATGGAGTTAATACGGTTTTAGGTGACAGGGTATGGATTAAAGACGAGGATGGATCGAGCACTAACCTAGACAATGTAGATCATGGCATATATGAAGTAACAACAGAAGGGACAGGCGGCGTTGCTGCTATACTTACTAGAGCCACAGATTTCGATGGAAGTATTGCTTTGGAAGTTCGCTCAGGGTCTTATGCGGATGTGTTAGAGGGCGCTCAAAATACAAATACTGGCTGGTGGGTTATTAGTGAAGACCCTATCGTAGTGGATACAGACCCTATCCTAATAGCACTACACAGAGACCCCTTGGCAGGTAGTAAAATTATTTTCTCCGACTATATAGTTGGCACCACATCAAACCCAACAACCTCGGCGACAACTTCAGGCGCTGCACCAGTAATAGCCGAAATGACTAAAACATTTACACCTTCGAGCTCGTCTAATAAAGTTAAGGTTGAGTTTTCGGGGTCGTTCAGCAATAATAAAGATGAGAACGCGAGATGCGGGGTGTTTATAGATGGAGTCTTGCAGGCTGAAACAGAAAGGAGGCAGTACGTTTCATCAGGCGGCGGCGATTTTAATGGACACCTATTTACTCAATGGCAAGGGTTATTATCTGTAGCGTCACATACGATAACTATAAGAATGTGGACAACTGGAAACACATTAACAGCGATTGAAACTCAAAGAAACCTAATCATAACAGAAACGAGGGAATAATGAATGAGTGCGGAGATTGTACAGCATGTTGCGAGGTTTACCATATCCCCGAGATAAGCAAGCCTAAAAATACTATGTGTAGTAACTGTACGGGGTTAGGCTGTGGGATTTATAATACTAGACCAAAAACCTGTAAAGATTACCATTGCATGTATATTCGAGGCAATATGAATACCGAATTAAGACCTGATAAATGCGGAGTTATTTTGGAATTGCTAAGTAATGGAAGTTATCAAGCTTCTTTATTTAGAGGTGAGGTTTACGAGGGTGACCCAATAATGAATTACATCAATTTAATTCAGGAAAAGAATAGCATTAGCATAAACTTAGTAGACACTAGAAGATAATGAGTAGAGGCGAAGCATTTTATAAACAAGGATATGTGATAACTGGCAACCCTGACGCTCCGACGGAACTGCCTGACGCATCAGAGTTAGAATTACCTGAATGCTGTTTTGAACTCAACTTACTTGTCGATAATTCAGACCCTACCAACGTAAAAAGAAATGACGTTACATCATGGTTTGATTATTTCGATACCTCTATAGCCTCGGCAATATTTAAGATTCAGAAATGCGAGGGTGGTTCTTGGGTAGACAAGCATACGATTGTAGACGATACTTATGTAGGTGAATTCATTGATTTTGGAGTTGAGGTCAAGGATAATCGTAACTATATAACTGCTCATGATATTAAATGGACTGCTATAAGAGTGGCTTTTGGAGTTGGTAAATATAGGCTTATATCCGAGGCAACCAGTGTGCTACCTTCTACGCCTGTACTAATTAATTGTGATTTTGAATACAACGTGCAAGACTATACCAATGCACGGGCAAATACTACGGTTTACGTAAAATCTTTTAATAGCGGTAATTTCGCAGAATGGCGAAGAGGTAATGTAGGGGAGTCCAAATTTACCTATCCAGACAATTATTCTGACGGCAAGAGGTTAGCTGCGATCTTTGGAAACGACGAAGACGGACTAGAGGAAGAAACTACTTTATTCAGCAATGGATTCGAAGAGGATACAAAAAAAATATTAAAGGTAGAATATACCTTAGAAACCGACGTATACCCTCAAAAATTAAGGGACTATGTACAGTTTCAAGTTAGGATGGCGGACTATGTAGAAATGACCAACTACCAAAACAACAACCCAACGAAACACGACAGATTAAAAGTAAAAGCTTCAAGCGGTTACACGCCTGAATACATAAAGCAATTTTCCAAGATCGGATTTTCTATTAAATTTAAACACGCATTCGGGGGCAACTTCGAAAAACTACATTGTTAATTATGGCAAAAAAAGTAAGAACAAGAAAAGGAACAACAACTAACGGAGTATCTAAAACAAGGCCAGGAACAAGGACTAAAACAAGGAAAGGTAAATGAAATCAAAAGGGTTATATGTGATATTAAGCCTGTATTCGCTTACGCGATCGTTCACAGAGTATTTTGAAGATAACTATGAGTTATTTGATGCCAATATATTATACTTTGTTTTTGACGGGGCAATAATAGCATTGATAGGATTGTTTTTATACCTTCATTCTGCCAAGGATTTAGCGGCTAAAGCTTCATTGTTTTTGATGATCTCACTAGGTGTAGCGCAGGCATTTAGCTTTATTTATAGCCACTTTTATAATGAGTACATTCATTACTTGCCAATACTTATAGTTGGGGTAACCTTATTGGAGCTGTATAAATTAAGAGATTATATTGAAAGATGGCTTAACGGCGAAATATGACATTCGCTAACTTTGCTTAATGGCAACTCTCATTCTCATCATTAAGTATTTAGTTAAGATTGTAACATTTTGGGGTATCGCGCATAAAATATGGGGCAACCCTAGTGTTCAACAAATGTACATATTGATAATGTACGCAATTGAGTCGGGAAGATTGTATATGAAGATGGAAAAACGATTTAAGAAAAGAAAATGAGAGATGCTGCATCGTGGATTTTAGCTTTTTCAGGCACGCTTTTACAAGCTCACGTATTCCCTACAGTAAAAGATAGTATGCCTGAAATACTTGAATGGACGGAGGGTATTGAAAGCGTGGTGGGAGCGATTAGCTCTGTCGTTGGATTGGGTTTTCTGTGGATGGCATACAAACTTAAAAGGCTATCAGCGAAAGAAAAAGAACTAGATATTCAGAAAAAAGAACGCGAATTAGCAGAAGACAAGACCGCCTCTATAGTTGATAAGGTCTTAAGAGAGCTAAAAAAAAGCGATTAACTTTTTTAATCCGATTTTAATTTATATCATTGCCTTAATAAAGGCGCACAACTTTTTTAATCCGATTTTAATTTATATCATTGCCTTAATAAAGGCGCACATCCTTTAAATAATATTATTGCTTGCCTGATGGAATGTGCTCCTGACGGTGAGCATTTTTAATTCATAATGGTAAGTGTAAAAACAGTTTTTAAGCGATTATGGAAGAAATAAGAATATTACTTATAGGATTTTGTATTTATGGAATAGTTTATTGTATGTATGCAGTAAAGGTTGTATTAGTACATAGAGAGGTTCAATTAAGAAGGTTTAAGCAAATAGAGAGTGATGCTGTTAGTCTTAATGAATTGTATTTACACCTTGTTAGTAAATGCGAAGAAACTCCAAAAAATGATATAACGCTAAACGAAATAAGTACAGAATTAAAAAGGCTAAAGCGAAAAGCAATAAGTTTTTGATAATAAGAAACTAAAACAAGCATGCGCGACGCTATGAGATACTAATATACTTTAGCAGTTGCTACAGATTTACTAACTTTAAACTAAAAACAATGAAATACATACTACTTATAATAGCTATTGGATTCGCATCGTGTAAAAAGAACTGCATTACATGTGAAGGAACAATAACGGGTGATAATACTCACGTCTATACTTATTCGCAGCAAGAAGACGGCTATTGCGGATTAACCCTAGAAACCTACAAAGACACGGTAAGCAATAGAATACTAAATGAGACATCTGCTTATCAATCTTTAGATTCAGTCAATATAACTAGAAACAATATAGTTGTAAATTGCGATTTGTGATTCTGATTTGAAGATCGGAACACCGTTTAAGAGCCATTCTATTAATTTAGGGTGGCTTTTTACTTTCTGTATACCCTGTAAACACTAGGAAAGTGAAATTAATTTAAAAGTTTTTACCTATTTGCTTGCATATAATTAATATTACTTAGATATTTGTGGAAACAAAACAATTAAAACCAGAATTATGAAAAACAAAACACAATTTCAAGGAAACGGAAAGTGGTTTAATGAATGTTGGCACATAGAAGGTCTTACTGTCAATAATGCAGACAATGTGACTATTAATTTCGAGGACAATCTAATGCAGGAAGTGTTCCTTAACGGAAAGCTAGCATGGAACAATGGCGATAGGTTACGCGCAAACAATTAAAACTATGATTATCGACCAAGAATTAGAATTAGGCTCTCTAACGTATCAAATAGATGGATTCTATACTAAGGTATCAGAGCACCAAGAAAAGGACGAGAGAGGCGCTACCATGTTCCGAGAAGATGAGATTTCGATTGAAATAGAATCTATAACATTTGGAGATGATTTTGAGCATGTTTTAAGCGACAAGGAAATACAAAGACAATTAGAAGAATTATTGATAAGTAAATTAGATTAAGATGGATTATAAGAAAATAGATAACATAGAAATAGACGGACTTAACATGAGGGACTATCCCGACTTTTGCGACGCGTTTATATCTAACGCAGATTACAACGGGGTAGAAATGACAGACGAACAACTGGAAGAAATTAACGAAGATGTTGATTTTGTTCATGAGGCTGTGCATAATAGTTTAAATTAAAAATTAGAAAGATGAACAACACAGAACAAGACCTTCAAGCATTAGACAAGGCAATAACAGACAAGAACAATAAATTAAAAATGGCTCAATTCTTATCGAAGAAAGCCAGTAACGACGAAAGAAGAAGTTTCTATAGTCATAGAGCAGAACTATTTGAGGGTGAATTAGCGATCCTTAATGAGGGTCACGCTAAACTGACAAAGAAATATTTTAAACAACTAAATTAATAACATGGAAATCAAATTAACAAAAAGAGAAACGGAAGTAGTTAAATTAATGTCTACAGGTAAAAAGAGCAGTGAAATTGCAACAGAATTAGGCATTAGTACAAGAACAATAGACGCCCACAGGCAAAATATAATGAGCAAGTTAGGAGTAAAAAACGCTATTAGTGTTCTTCGGGTTTGTTATGCCGAGGGTATTTTATCAATTAATGATTAATATGAGCCTAGAAGAAGTAAGGGAAGACTTTATAAACGCAGTTCATGACTTTTGGTTGTGGATTGGATAAAACTAAATTATGAAATCAGAAGAAATAACCAGCGCAGTATTTGAACTAGAACAAATCTCTGACGAAATAGGAGCGACAGAATCAGCAATAGAATCTCAAAAGAAAAGAATAGAAGATTGGAAGTCTATCGGAGGGGATATTGTGGAGCAAAGCAAAAACCTTGTTAACCTCGAAGATACTGACGTTTGTTTACGCGAAAAATTAAAAAAGAAATTAACTGAATTTATTAGTGAATTACAGTAGTAATACTTACTTTTATATAAACAATTAAAACAAATTTTTTATGAAAACAGAATCAAAAACACATTACAGAAAAGTGTTCAAAAGTGACCACTTAGGCAGTGCAGACCTAGAGGAAATGCTTGAAGAAAAGAAGCGATTAATCTTTACTGTCGACAAAGTAACTCAAGAATATCAAACAAAGGTAGCAGGCAAAAAGATTGACGCTAATATTGCTTATTTCAAAGACAATATTAAGCCTCTTGTTCTTAACGCAACAAATTCAAAGATAATGGCTAGAATGACAGGTAGTAAGTTTGTTGAAGATTGGGGAGGAATGACTATCGAACTGTATATTGACCCTAATGTAAAAATGAAGGGTGAAATGGTTGGCGGTGTAAGGATTAAACCCGACAAGGCAGCGGTTCAAAAACCCAAATTAACGCCTGAACATAAAAGCTGGCCTAAAGCGATGACGGCGGTACAAATGGAGGGTGCTACAATTGATACTATCCGAGCGAATTGGGATATTTCAGATGAGCATTTTAAAATGTTAGACGCTTAGATATGTTTGTAGACGTAGAACAAAATTCAGAAGAGTGGTTTGATTGGAGGAAGGACATGGTGACTTCCTCCAAATTCGGCGTAGTCATGGCGAATGAAGGAAAATCGTTTGGTGAACCTGCAAAGAAATACGCTATGGAAATAGCTATAAACAGACTGACTGGAGAGATAGAAGAAAAAGATTCTTACAGTAATCAGTTCATGAAAGACGGACATCAATACGAACCTGTTGCGGTTGAATATTATGAGCAAGAAAAGTTTATAGGCACTCAAAACGGAGGATATTTTTACTCTGAATGCAAACGATTTGGAGATAGCCCCGACAGAAATATAGGCAACAAAGGGGTACTTGAAGTTAAATGTGTGATAAGAACAACGCAGGTTAACAGGATAAGAAAAGGCGGTTATGATACTGCTTATGCGTGGCAGATTGACGGGCATATATGGCTAGGAGACAAAGAGTATTGCGACTTCGTGCAGTTCTGCCACTCAATGCCTGAAAATGCAAGGCTGTACGTTTATCGAGTAATGAGAGATGAGGAAAGAATAAATAGGCTCAAAGCTAGATTAGAAGAGTTTTGGAAACTGGTTGAGTCAAATATGGAAATGATAAAAAAATACGAGGTATAATGTTTTACGACACTAGAAAAGTATTCGAAGCAAATCAAGCGAGGGTTAAATTAGAGGCTCTAATTGCTAAGAATAAAGTAATTGAACTCAAGGAGAAACGAAAGAAAAGAACCCTACCTCAAAACGCCTACATGCATGTACTATTTGGGTTATACGCTGTCGAAACTGGTTACACAGCAGCAGAAGCCAAAACAGTTCTAAAAAGAGAATGCGCACAGCTAATGATTTACGAAAAGAACGGCGAGAAATTTTTAAAAGGGACTAGTGAACTAAGTAAAGATGAGTGTCAAGTATTTATTGATTGGCTACTGAAGTTTGCAGCCGAGCAAGGAATACATTTACCAAGTTCAGAACAGGAATACTTAGACAATCAAGATAATATTGATATACAATTAGACAGAAATCAAGGATATATTTAAATGAAACGAGAAGCACAGAACGAGTTAGAGCAGCGAGAAAGGAATATAGTACTAGAGCGAAATCAAATTAAAACAAAGTACACAGGAGAAATATTAATATGGATTATTGTATTCTGCTTGTGGTTAATTATTAAAAACTAAATTATGGAATTACTAGAATTTAAATTAACAGAAGAGACAGAAACGCATTACTTTTTTACCTTAAAAGTAGAGACGCATAGATTGTTAAGGAAAAATGTTGTGGAGTCTTTTGATTGTATGAGGGATAAGAATTGGAAGCAGAGCAGGTTTGTTTCAAATGGCGAAGGTATATTTTGGAAATGGG